TTGTAACAAAAATAGTTTTCAGTTACGTTTGCCATAGTGGGGCGTTGTAACTTGCGTCCCACGTACCTCTAGGGCTGTTTGGATTAACGCGATTAATTGTTGCTAGTTCGATTCTAGTAAGCCCTCTGCATTCATAAGAATGCAAATACAATTTAATATTTTACAGTAACCGTGTAAACAAAAAAAATACAAGAAAAGGAGAAAAAACAAATGGCAAGAATTCCAATGGTAACAAGAACCATCACAACAACTAAAGCAACAGTTATGTGCTTAAACGTAGTACAGGGAGAACCTTACACAGAAACAGTAACCGTTCCACGTACCTACAAAGACGACAATGCTTTGCTCAAAGTTGTAAAACCTATTATCGAAACAGATGAACTTAAAGCAGTACACATTGTAGCAAAAGAGGAAATTGAAACGCTTTATGGTATGCCAGAAAATGAGTTTATTGAACACGCTATCGTTCTTCCTAAGCGTGGCGAAAAAACAGAAGAAACAGAAACTACAGAAGAAACTAATAAGAGATAAAAGGAGAATAAACCATGATAGAAATTAAAACAGTAAGCAGAGAATTTACAGAAGTAGAGCAGTATCTTATGACAATCGCTCCGTCTATTCACAGTTTAAAAGATATTGAAGACGGAACGCACATTACAGTTGATGGCGTACTGGAATTTGCAGACATTAAAGAAAACGCAGGAGAAGCAGTCGATATAATGTCCATCATTACACCAGACAAACAGGTATACAGCTGTCAGTCAGCTACGTTCAAGCGTAGTATTCGTGATATTTCAAATATTATGAATGGTAAACAGTTTACAGTTATTAAAACATCTGGAGTAACAAAGTCAGGGCGTGATTTTATTAATTGTGTACTTGATACTGAATCCCTGTAAATCAAGAATAAATTAACAAAAAAGTGAGGGGCTATAAAGCCCCTCTTTTTCATCAAGAGGTAAAGCATATGGCAAGAAAAAAGAGAAAAACGGTTTACACAAAACAGCGTAATCGTATCATGGCAGCTATTCGTCGGTTAAAGAAAAAAGGGTTACAAACTGATTTATATTTTCCTACGGAAAAAGAAGTACGTTCACAAGGTGTAAAGGGACAAGAGCTTGCAAAATTAACTCGTGAATTAAAAAAGATTTCAAGTTCGCAGATTAAAGAAACAGCATATGTACCTAAACAAGAGTGGACTGAATCAGATTTTCAAGTGCCATTTAAGCAATCTGATGATTCGTCTTTTTTTGACAGAGTTGTGATAACTGAATGGTATAACCATTTGAATCAGAACGCCCGTGGAGAAGCGTATGGATTATTACGAACATGGATGGGTGGTCTTATAAAAGAACATGGTGAACACGATGTTGCTATCATGCTACAGGAAGGAGCAGAAGCAGGAAACATTCTTGAATGGCACACGGTATATAATGCCGATAAAGCAACTTTATATATAGGAAACATGATTGATTATTTACCAGACGAAGGCGTATTGTACAAAGAGCAAATGTTGGATAAAGTTGAATACATGAAAAGAATGGGTGACGCACTAGAACAAGAAGAAGACTGGGAGTACCCGTTCTGATTGCGAACAAAGAAATACAGATATTTCATGTGCGATTTTGAAACGACTGTTTATGAAGGTCAGACAAGTACAGAAGTTTGGGCGAGTGCGTCCGTTGAACTTTTCAGTGAAGATGTTCACATCTTTCATAGTATAGATGAACAGTTCAAATATTTTTTGTCCCAAAAATGTAATATAGTAGCATACTATCACAATTTAAAATTTGACGGTTCTTTTTGGTTATCTTATTTACTTGTTGATAAAGGGTTTAAGCAAGCTAACAAACGTATAGGTGAATCAGAAATAAAAGTAGAATGGTTGCAAGAAAAATATATGCAAAATAACACATTTAAGTATTCCATATCTGACAAGGGCATGTGGTATGGAATTACTATAAAAGCAGGTAACCATTTTATTGAAATACGTGATTCCCTAAAATTGTTGCCATTCAGTGTAAAGCGTATAGGTCAGAGTTTTGGGACAAAGCATAAAAAACTTGACATGGAATATACAGGCTTTAGGTATGCAGGATGTGCGATAACGCCAGAAGAAAAACACTATATTGCAAATGATGTTCTTGTTGTAAAAGAAGCACTTGAAATAATGTTTACAGAAGGGCACGACAAGTTAACAATTGGTGCGTGTTGTCTATCAGAATACAAGAAGATTTGCAAGCATTCAACTACTAATATTTTGGATTACGAAGAAATGTTTCCAGACATGTACTCCATAACTATAGATGCAAATACTTATAAATACGGTACGGCAGGTGACTATATACGTAAATCATATAGAGGTGGTTGGTGTTATCTTGTAAAAGGCAAAGAGAATAAAATATATAAAAATGGAACAACAGCAGATGTCAACTCACTTTACCCTTCTATGATGTCCTCAGAATCAGGTAACAGGTATCCTGTTGGCGTTCCTCATTTCTGGACAGGTAATATAATACCAGATAGAGCCTTAGAATCAGACAAGTATTTCTTTATTAGAATCAAGACTCGATTTTACATAAAGAAAAACATGTTACCCTTTATTCAGATTAAAGATAACTTACTGTACAAAGGGACAGAAGCACTTGAAACGAGTGACATATACGATAGAAAGAATGACGAATATTTTACTCATTATAGAGACAAAGATGGAAACGTTCATGATTCACGTGTAGAGTTGGTGCTTACAATGACAGACTTTAAATTAATAAAAGAGCATTATGAACTGGTTGATTTTGAAATACTTGACGGGTGTTGGTTTTATTCCCAAGTAGGTATATTTGACGAATACATAGACAAGTATGCAAAGATTAAAAAAGAGAATAAAGGTGCAAAGCGTGAATTAGCAAAACTTTTCTTGAATAATCTTTATGGTAAAATGGCATCAAGTAAAGATTCAAGTTTTAAGCTAGCTTATGTGAAAGATGATAAAACAATAGGATTTATACCTGTCGCAGAGAACAACAAAAAAGCAGGCTATATTCCTGTAGGGTCAGCTATCACAAGTTATGCAAGAAACTTTACCATAAGAGCCGCTCAAAAAAATTACTACGGTAAAGATAAAGCAGGTTTCATATATGCAGATACTGACAGCATACATTGTGATTTGCCACCAGACAAGATAAAAGGAATAACTGTACATGATAAAAACTTTTGTTGTTGGAAACTAGAAGCATGTTGGGACACTGCTATATTCACAAGACAGAAAACATATATTGAGCATGTTACACATGAAAACCTTGAATCAATAGAAAATCCTTATAACAATATTAAATGTGCAGGTATGCCACAGAAATGCAAAGATTTATTTCAGCTATCAATGGAAGGGACAGCACAACCAGACGGGTACGTAGACACTGAATTAAACAAAAAGAAAGAATGGACACAAGAGGAAAAAGAATTTTTATTTGATAAAGAAACAGGTAACGCAATAAAAAGAGATTATAGCGATTTTAAAGTAGGTTTAAAAGTACCGGATAAACTAAGACCAAAAAGGATACGTGGTGGTATTTTATTGGTTGAAACAACATATGAAATGAGGTAATAGAATGGAACCAAAAGAAATTAAAATTAAATACACAAGAGACATTGAAAAGATACATGAAATAGAAGTAGGTGACTGGGTTGATTTACGGGTAGCACTTGATACTTATATGACAGAAGGCGAATTATATCACATTCCTTTAGGCGTAGCAATGCAGTTACCAGAAGGATATGAGGCACTTGTTATCCCTCGCAGTTCAACATTTAAGAAATATGGAATTGTACAAGCTAATAGCGTAGGTTTAATTGATGAAACATATTGTGGTGATAGTGACGAATGGCATTTTCCTGCATACGCAACCCGTGAGACTTTCATACCTAAAAATACAAGAATCTGTCAATTCAGAATACAAAAACATCAGCCACCTATTATGCTAAAAGAAGTAGAACATTTAGGAAACGAAAACCGCGGTGGTTTTGGAAGTACAGGTGAAAAATAAGAATAGAAAAAGACGGGGCGAACTAAGTTCGTGACCCGTCTATTTCTTTTATATCTATAACATGAGTAACTAGCAAAGCGTTAAGCAAAAACGACAAATGATATAGGCACTATGTTTCAAGTGTGCATTCCTATTCACTCAGTGTAGAAAACTCATGCAGATACCATAATTAATAGCTTAAAGCATGTAAAACTGCTTCCTTACATTTTAAATCTTTAAACCTAAAGCACCCACGTTCAAATAAATATCTAAGATTTGAAAGAAAAAAGTCATTTCTTTTTAGCATAACATAATTTATCTGGTGGTCTTCTGTTGTAACTGTTATTTTAAGTCTGAAAGTACTATCTGGTTTATCATCACAATACAGCACACCTATTTCAGAAAATTCCCTTATAGCGTAGTCACTACCTTTATACCTAAGTGTGCAAAGATATCTGTTTTTTCCTGTTAGTTTATCAACAAAACTTTGATTATCATTAAGGTATACAGATTCTGTACTATAAGCAACATATTTGTTCTTTGAAAATGCTTTATTAAATCCGCTTTTCTTTTGTTCTTCACATGCACTATCTATAAAACCTTGTTCAAGAACAAAGCCGTCACCACGTAAAAACTTAGTATCATCTTTTAATCTGTTACTGATATCCATTTCAACGTAATACGGGTTGATAATGCTAACTGGATTACTAAGCATATAAACAGGGACATATCTAACTTGTTCACCTTGCCCACGGGCTACACTGGTGTGTACACTCAACAGCTTTTTTATTTCATCATTACAATAGTGATTTGTTTCAGATTGAAATTCATCAAAAATCATACGTTGGATATCACTAAATAAATGGCTGTATTTTTTTATTTGGTCTGCGCTGTTAAGACTTAAAGCATAACCACAGCTTTTATCATCCAGAAACAACTCATGGAAGATGCCAGATGCACGGCGTTTAGAAGTCATTTCATGCTCTGGAAAGAACAGACTTCCTAAATCTTTATAGAACTTGTCGACTACATCGTCCAATTCGTAGTTGTACCTGTAAATTAGTCCGAACTTTTCACCTTTATGTAAAAACCTATTTATACATAGTCTGCCAAAATAGGTTGTCTTTCCACCTGTACGGTTAGTTGTACACATGTATATTTCTGGTTTATTTCCGTTTATGTCTAGCATTGATAAAAGTTTTGTACCATCATAGTACTTACCCATAAAAATTTATCTCCTTTCTTTCTTTAATTATAACATATCTATTGACAAAAAGCAATAAATATGTTATAATTAATTGAAAAATTAAATATGAAAGGAGTTGGATAAATGGAACAGGCTTATCCTGTTATTGTTGCACTCATTTTTAATGCACTGGATTTAGTTACAGGTCTTGTGTCAGCGGTTAAAAACAAAGACATACAAAGTTCAAAATTAAGAGACGGGCTTTTTAAAAAAGTTGGGTTTATCTTCTGTTACTTTGTAGCATGGTTAGTTGATACTCAAGGTCATGTTATTGGATTCCAGTTAGGTGTAACTATTTTACCTGTCATAATTCTTTATGTGTGTACAACCGAACTTGTATCTATTTTGGAAAATATCTCGAAAATCAATTCAGATATTTTGCCAGAAAAACTTATGGAATTATTCCATATCACAAAGGGGTGAATTATATGCACGAATTCACTGATATTGTAAAAGGCTCTACGGGTGAAGATGTACTTATATTGCAGACAGTTCTATCTATGCTACATTATCTAGGCGTTGACGGTAAACCACTTGCCCTAGACGGTGAAGCAGGTACTAACACAATCTTTGCAATTAACACATTTCAGAGTACAATGAGGGCATATGGTTATGAATGTGGTACAAACGGTCACAATGATAGTTGTTTCGGCCAATTATGTTGGAAATTGTTAGGAGTGGTAGAAAACAATGCCTAGTATCAACGGTGCTTATACGTGGGCGGTTAATTGTTGCAATCTTCCTAAAGTAGGATATTCACAAGCATACAGAAACCAGCAGACAGTTAACGGAATTACATACTACGATTGCAGTTCGTTTATTAATTACGCCTTATTAGCAGGTGGATGGAGTACACCTGGTTATGCACCAAGCAGTAATGCGTTTACAACATACGACATGGAAGGTGTATTGCAACAGTTAGGTTTTACAAGAGTAACAGACAGCATCATAAAACCTGGTGATATAGGTGTCAGTGATACCCACACAGAAATGTGCTATAAAGGTGGAACAGGTAAAGCCGTATTTATGGGCGCGCACGGAAGAAATGGCATAGCACTTGTAAATCAAGTTTCTATCGGCTCATCAAGTGGTGACCCTAATTATGGAAGGACATTTCCTAGAATATGGCGTTATGGTAACGGTGCATCCGGTGAAGTAGGTTATACGTGGATTATAGGTGGAGAATCTGAATACTTTGAAGATTATGGAGATAAGCAGAAGAACAACGCCGCATGTATCTATAGTTTCTTTTATTTCAAGGGGTGGACACTCCAAGCTATCGCAGGATTGTGTGGGAATGTTATGCAGGAATCAAAATTCAACCCGGCACTTATTGAGATAGGTGGTACAGGGCATGGGCTCGTTCAGTGGACACCGCCGTCAAACCTGTATGATGTTCTCGACGTTTTATATGGTTCACACGATGATTGGCAAGACGGTGATAAACAGTGTAATGCTCTTTACGCTGAGTATGAGGAAAGTACAGGTCTAGCACATAGAGGAATCGAGCCGCAGTGGTATCCAAGTTCTTACTCTAGTATGGACTGGAAAACATGGGCTAGTTCAACACAAGACCCAGGTGAACTAGCATTGATATTCCAAGCTAACTATGAAAGGCCTGCAAGTTTACATCCAGAGCGTGCAGAATATGCACGAAAATGGTATGACATTCTGAAACTCATTGACCCGAAACAACCTGGCTATAATACACATGACCAAAAAAAGCACAGCATGCCAATATGGATGATGATTAATTACAGGCTATAAAAAGGAGTGATAACATGGCAATCAGAACTAGGGAAGAAATTCTCGAAAGTATTAAAAATATCGTTGGTGACAGTACAGACGATAACACATTACAGGTTCTTGAAGATGTGACAGATACGTTCACAGATTTTGAGAATAAAACAGCAAACCAGACAGACTGGGAAGCTAAGTACAAAGAAAACGATGAGGGTTGGAGAAAAAAATATGCTGAGCGTTTTTACACTGGTGACCAAAGCGTTCCCCCCAAAAACAATGAACCAGTTATTGACGAACCAGACGACAAGCCCACACGTTTTGAAGACTTATTTACAACAGAGTAAAGGAGAATAAGAAAATGCCAAAAAGAATTGCAGTTTCAACACTAAATGCGTCAACAATGGATATTCTTAACGTAATTAGGCAGAATGCCAGTTATGAATATCAGCAGAATGTACCAGAAGTTACAAAAGCGTCGGACATTCCTAGAGTAGGGGAAGTGATTTACGGGACACCTGCATTTGCTAACCAGTTTATCAACGCACTTGTTAACAGAATTGCTATCGTTAGAATGCAGAGTGCAACTTTCAATAACCCGTACGGTGTACTTAAAAAAGGTTACATTGAATTCGGCGAGACAGTAGAAGATATTTTTGTGAACATTGCAAAGGGTGTTGACTTTGACCCAGAAAAAGGAAAAAGCAGAGAATTTAAACGCACATTTCCAGATGTACGTTCAGCTTTCCACACTATGAACTGGAGAGTTATGTACCCCGTTACCATTCAAGACGAAGATTTAAAACAGGCTTTCCTTTCACTTGAAGGAGTCCAGAACCTTATTGCAAAAATTGTAGGCGCTGTTTATACAGGAGCAGAGTATGATGAATTTTTGCTGTTTAAATATCTTATGATTAAAGCTATCTCACATGGCAAAATGAAACCAGAATCAATCGGTGATGGGACAGACCTTAAAGAATCGGCTGTTGCATTCAGGGGTATATCTAATCTGTTACCATTTATCAGCTCTGATTATTCAGAAGCAGGTGTAAAAACAAACACACCTAAAAACAGACAGATTATTTTTATGGATGCAAAATTCAACGCACAGTTTGATGTTAACGTTCTTGCAAGTGCGTTCAACATGGATAAAGCAGATTTCATGGGCAGACTGTTTCTCATTGACAACTGGACTTCCTTTGATAACGAACGCTTTGATGTTATTAGAGAAAATTCAGACGGTATCGAAGAAGTAACCGCAGGAGAACTTGCTTTACTTGCTAACGTAAAAGCTGTTATTGTTGACGAAAATTGGTTCCAGGTTTATGACAACAATAACAAATTCACAGAAAAATATGTTGCTAGTGGTATGTACTGGAACTACTTCTACCATACATGGAAAACAGTGTCCAGTTCCCCGTTCGCTAATGCAGTTGTTTTTGTTACTGATACAGCAAGCATTGCTTTACCAGAAACACTCACTTGTAAGATTATCACGAAAGATGTGAGTAAAGAAGCTATTGTATTTGCTATCAGTGCTGATACAGACGGTGCAAGCCTTGCACCTAACAGTGTACACTTTATTCAGACAAAAGCACTTACAACGGCAGGTATTGCAGTGCAGAAATATGGCGCTATTATCATTCCTGCAAGTCAGAATGCAACAGAGATTACAGTTGAAGCCGAAGTAAACGGAACTGTTTATAAAGGTGAAACTACTATTACATCTGCATCTGATGTTGGTGCAACCGTTACGATGAATAAACAGTGACTATAATTTAAAAGGTGAGAAGTTAACAGGTGATAGCGTTCTTCTCACCTAGTTAAAATAAGCAGGTGAAAATATGTATATACAACCACAAACAAACATAAAACTTTTAAGAAATGTCCCACTTGACCCTACGTTTGACCATACAATATGGTTTGGCAGTGCAACATCACAGTATAACTATTTTGCAGGAAAACAAGCGTTTAATTTAACTGATTATACTTATCAGAGAGTTAATAAAGGTATAGCAAGGGTTGGAATTAAAGCTGATAGTTTATATAACTGTAATTACATGATGTTTCAGAACACAGCATATGGTAACAAGTGGTTTTACGCGTTTATTACAAGTGTAGAGTTTGTTAACAATGAATGTTCTGAGATTAGTTTTGAAATTGACGTTATGCAAACGTGGTTCTTTGATTATACCTTGGATATGTGCTTTGTGGAAAGGGAACATACGGAAACTGATAACTTAGGTGAACACATTGAACCAGAAAATGTTAGTACAGGAGAATATGTTTTTAACGACTATGCACCCGTTTACAACATGGCAGATATTGCCATTGTAGTTGCTGTAGTGGAAGTTGACGGTGAGAATGCAAGCATTGATGGCAAAAAGTATGATGGTATTTATGGCGGTGCGACTCTATGGGTGTATGACGTTAACAAATTTGCACAGATTAATGATAAGCTTAAAAAGTATATACAAAAACCAGAAACAGTTGTAAGTATATACACTATACCTAAAGTATTTTTACCAAAAGGAGAAATACCATCTAGCAATAGAATACCAGAACTTGACAGTTCGTTGAAGATTACTTCTATCAGTACAGCGTTAACAGGTAATGAAAATATTGACGGGTATAAACCTAAAAATAAGAAACTGTATACATACCCTTATAATTTTTATCACGTTGATAACGCAGGTGCTAACAGTTTAGCCCTAAGATACGAATTTTTTGACAAGTTCGCACCTTCTATTGAAATCAATGCAAATGTAACACAGCCTGTTACTGTATGTTTAAGACCAACAAATTATAAGGGTAGTGGTGATAAAACCAATAACACGGAATCTATCTCTTTAACTGGTTATCCTCTTTGCTCATGGAACGTTGACAGTTACAACGCTTGGGTTGCTCAAAATTCTGTAAGTATAGGCAGTAGACTAGCAGGTATTGGTGCAGGTGTAATAGGTGCAGGTCTTACAGCTAACCCTTTAGCTATAGGCGGTGCTTTAGTTAGTGGTGTTGGACAGGTTGCCAGTTTACTTACACAGGATTATAAAGCAAGTATTCAATCTGATATGATTAAAGGAAATCCACAGGGAAATCTTAACGTTAGTTCGGGTAAGCAACAGTTCTATGTAGGAAGAATGAGCATAACAGCAGAATATGCAAAAATCATTGATGATTATTTTACAAGATTTGGTTATGGTATTAAGAGATTAAAAGTTCCGAATCGTAGTTCAAGACCACACTGGAATTACGTTAAAACAACAGGCTGTACGATAAGTGCTAATGTTCCTGCCGATGATGAGCGTAAAATTTGTGGTATTTATGACAAAGGTATTACGTTCTGGAAAAATGGTAGTGAAGTCGGCAATTATGCATTAGATAATAGTCCAAGTTAAGGTGGTGAGAAATTGAGTAGAAGAAACAAGGGTAATGGATTATTTGGTGAAAGTGCCATTATGAATAATGCAACTTATATTCAGTACTTTAATAGGTTAGTAGAATTAAGCGTTAGCATGTTTGAATGGCAAGGGTTACCAGAAACCGTTGACCCTAGATATCTAGAATTACATTTATTTCAGAATGGAAGTGTGGTGTATTTTAGGGATGAGGTAATGGGAGATTTATGCCTAGACTGCATAGCAAACGGTCAGTTTGATGTATACGGTAATCCTATTTCAAGACGTGCATATTCCACTTATAATCAGTACCAGAAAACATTGAATGAAAGTGACAGTGTTATTATCTGGAATAACTATTTACGTCAGCCAAGCGTTCTGGACGTTAAAATGTTCGCTAAAAGACTATATAATCTGGATAGAATTATTGATGTAAATGCGAACGCACAGAAAACACCAGTATTGGTACAGGGAACAGAAAAACAACGGTTAACTTTAGTTAATTTGTATAAGGAATTTGACGGAAATGCGCCTTTTATATTTGGAGATAAGAATTTGGACTTGAATAGTTTGAGGGCTATTAGTACGAATGCTCCTTATGTCGCTGATAAACTGTATCAGTTGAAAACGCAGATTTGGAATGAAGCGTTGACTTATTTGGGTATTAGTAATCTGAATATACAGAAGAAGGAACGAATGATTACTGATGAGGTGCAGAGGAATCAAGGTGGAACGATTGCTAGCAGGTATAGTAGGCTAGAAGCTAGACGTGAAGCTGTTGATAAGATTAACAGAATGTTTGGTACTGATATTAGCGTTGATTATCGTGAGGATTTTTCAGGCTACTAATGAAAATGATACAGGTGAAGATGAGGGTGATGTGAAGTGATTAGTGTTGCAGGTATTGCATTGGTGATTTTAGTTGCTATATTTATTGTTGAAAATGGTGATTAAGTATGAGTAAGTATACCACAGAAGTAAGGTTCATTTGTGAGAGTAAGAGTGGACTGAGTGAAAGTAAGGGTTTTGGTAGCGTTGATGATGTTTTAAATGGTAGTTGGGATAAGATTTTCACAAGTAAGGTAAGTTTCTTTGATGAGGAATACAGGGGTGTGCTTTGCAAGAAGATTTTAAAACACTACTATTTGAGGGAGATAGGGTGTGAAACGGTTGGTATTTGGTTATTATGGATGAATACTAAACTTGAGGAGATTATGCCTTATTATAATAAGTTGTATGAGAGTGAACTTATTAAGTTTAATCCTATGTATGACGTGGATTGGTGTAGGAAGGGTAATAAGACAGGTAACGAGAGTGGTAGTGGAAGTAGGAGTACTAGCGGAAATAATACCGGAACTAATACACAGAGCGGAACTAGTTCTAATACTAGGAAAGACTTGTACAGTGATACTCCACAGGGGGCGTTGACTGGTGTTGAAAGTGAGACGTATCTTACTAATGCTAGGAAAGTTAGCGATAGTGGAGAGACTGGTGTTAATGGTAGTACGAGTGGAAGTTATGAGGATAGCGAGAGTAGTAGCAATAAGGTTGACACTACTGAGGACTATGTAGAAAGTGTGAGCGGTAAACAGGGTGGTAGTAGTTACAGTAAACTGTTGAATGAATTTAGGGAAACATTTTTGAATATTGATATGCAAGTTATTGAAGAATTTGAAGAAATGTTCATGGGAATGTGGTAGAAGGGAGAATTAAGAATGAGTGTTAGAAGTATTACACCGAATGACCCAGCAAATTTTACGCCTACATTGGGTGATTATAAGGACTTACAGCCTTTTAGGTTCTGGTGTCAGAAAGTTTTACCACTGGTTTATGATGATAGTCTGAGTTATTATGAATTGCTTTGTAAGACTGTTGATTATCTGAATAAAACGATGGAAGATGTTGGCACGCTTGAGGGTGACGTTACTAATTTGCATAAAGCTTATGAACAGTTGCAAGATTATGTTAATAATTATTTTAATACACTTGATGTACAGGAAGAGATTAACAATAAATTAGACCTAATGGCTAACAATGGCACATTAAATATATTGCTTCAAATGCACGCAAGAATGGTTCTACCTAGTAATGATGTTAGTGGTAAAACCGATACATTAAACATTCAGAAAATGCTTAATAAATTTGGGTATGTAGAATTATTCACTGGTATTTATTACACAAATGCACCTATTAAGTTAAAAACTGGAAACGTAATTGTTGGAAGCGGAAATGAAAATACTGTAATAGAATGTTCAACTGATTTTTGTACATTTAATGAAAATAATAGTGCTGACAAATTAGTATTAAAAAATTTTCGTGTAAATGACGCAAGTGGTGAACATATAGGGTTAAATTTCGTTGGAACAACTACACAACCTTATACTGGAATAAGGTACTCATTTATTGAAAATATTCACTTATTTGGGTTTAATACTTGTGTGGCTATAAGAGGTGCATGGTGTGTCAAATTCGACCATTGTAGATTTGAAAGCAACAATATTTGCGTAAATCAAAGCGGAACATGCAATAACGTTGAATATGTAGAATGCCAATTTTACGGTAAACAAAATGTATCAACGGGGGTTAGATTAATTGCCGATGGCGGTGCCGAAAATTACGGCGTGTATTTTAATAATTGTGACTTTGAAAAACACCTTTATGGTCTTAACTTATACTCCTGTGTTGGTGTTTGCATAAACAACCTATACGTTGAAAAAATAGATACCGTAATAAACGCAGATAACGCTGTAAATCTTGTCCTAAATGGTGGAACATTAAATGGTATAAATAGAGCTGCTAATATCGCAAAATCACAAACAAATAATTTTTACAACGTAACAACGTTTACTATGTTAAACGTATATGTGCGTTATAATAAATCTGAAAAAAGTTGCCTAGTGTATATCAGTAACGATGTGCCAGTATATATTGAAAACATCACAGTAACAAACACAAACGGTGGAGATGTTTATTTGAAAAACACAGACGCCGAAACAAAATATGATTATAATGGCGACTATTATATCGAAAATTTAAGTACACCAAATTTCAACGGTAGATACACATCTAGCAAAGGAAACATTGTAAAAACGAATGGAATAAAAAGAAGAGATAGTGTTAAGTTAATAGATACTAATATTGAGCTAATAAATGATGCAACAATAGACAACAATACAGAAGTACATCTATTAAATAAAGATGGTACAATATTATACCGCTTTTATATCAATAAGGGTACTTACAAAAGTGGTCATATATTTAAGGGTGAGGTGCTAAGTAGTACCTACGATTTAATAAGCAGGAATATTGACATTAGTGCATCATTTATAAATCCGACTGGAAATACTGATTTACTATTTAAGTGCAACTGTAAATTCGCTATTGGTGAAATGCAACCAAGAGCACAAGTGTTAATAGCTACAAATCAAGTGGTAAAAACTGATATATAAATAACAGTACAATTAATGTCCCCAAAGTAGGCGAAAGCTGAAATGGGGACATTGAGTTTATACGAACACATATGTCAATACTATTTACACTAATTATATTGTACTATTTTCTACTTGACAAGTACACAGGTGCTGTGATATAATGGGAAAATGAGGTACCGCGTTTGAGTTAAAAGGGGCACATACTATGTTTTAAAGTTAATTTAAACTAACATTGATTATGTTAGAAATGACTA